AGGCGACGTAGACGCCGCGCCGCTGCGGGGCGTCGGCCGCGAGCATCTTCAGGGTGCTCGTCTTGCCGGCCCCGGCCCCCGCCTCGATGACGAGGTTACGGCCCGTGCCGAACGCCTTGATGATCGCCGACTGCTCATCAGTCGGGGTGCGGCCCGCGCTCACGATGCGCTCCAGTTTGCCATGGTCCCGGCCATCTCGTCTCCCTCAACCTTGCTGGCTTATGTTTCAAGGTTAGCACGGGCACGACGTGACCGCAACATAACCCGGCAAGGTTTCGGGGATCCATCGTCGCGAATCCTCCCTGGCTGCGTGACCGTGCCGCGTACGTACCACTCGCCCAGCTATGTCAACATGAGCCCATGGCGGCCAGGCAGCGTTACGACACCCCGTCCGTTACCACGGACGAGCAACGGGAGTGTGCCCGCGGGACCTGGTGCTCGGCATCAACCCGCGACGAGGAGAACGCGTGGCACCCCGCCCGCTCCTACGCCCCGTTCTGCCCCGCTGACACAGCCAAGATCACCCAGGACGCCGAAGCCCTCCCCGAGGCTTACCGGCGCCTCGCCGCGAAGATCGGCGACCCGGTCCGCTCCGGCCGCGCAGTCCGCCGCCCCCCCGGCTCCCGCGTCCTGATCGACCCCGAGTACGACGCACTCCTTCGCCTCATCGCGGGCATCACCGGGGGATGGGCGGCAAGAGTCCGCGTGATCCCTGGCCTGCAGCTGTCCCGCCACGGCCACGTCCACGGCAGCGCGGAAGCCGTGGCGTCGGACTGCGCCGACCTGTCCATCAGGAACTCCGTCCCCCTCCTCGCCCTCGCCGAAGGGCCCATGGCCCGCACCTGGACGTGGCGGGCAGGCGGGGCGATGCCCCCCGACCTCGAGGCGGAGCTAGCGGACCTTGAGATCCTGCACATCGGCGACGGCTGGGTACGCGCCATGACGAGCCTGTCCGGGGAGACTGCGGGGCATGACGTCATCGCCCTGCACCGCCAGGCCGTCCGCCTCCTCGGCGAGACCCCCGCCCCGCCGGACATCCTCGACGGGATCCCGTGCCGCAACTGCGAGGCCATGTCGTCGCTCGCCGTCCTGGAGAAGCCACCGCCCGAGCCGGAGAAGCCCCCGCCGCCGTTCTGCCGCTGCCTCAACGGGAGTTGCAGGGATGAGATGACGCGGAAAGAGTACGAGGCGTGGACCGACCAGTACGCCGGGTGGGTCCACGGGTCAGGCATCCTCACCTGCCGGCGGTGCGACCTCAAGCTTTGCGGCGACTGCTCGTGGAAGTCGTGCACGTGCCGCGCGAGAGGACACGCCGCAGGCTTATTTGCCAAGATCGAACCGGGGTGCAACACTGACCGCTAGCGGAACAAGTGTCCCCGGAGCGCGGCGCGCCCGGGGCTTTTTCGTATTCCGGGGCGGTGAGCACATGCTCCCGACCCGAGGAGACGGCTTGTTCAGTACTCCCCAGCTCGCCAAGCTGCTCGGCGTCAGCCCCGCCACGATCCGCTCGTGGCGCAACCGCGGCTGGCTCAAGCGGCAGGGCCTCGATGAGCGCGGCAATCCCCTGCACACCGCAGAGGCCGGGCGCGCTTGCGAGCAGCTTGTCCGCGAGCACGGGATTGAGGCGTCAGGCGTCGACCCCCGCCGCCTCCGGGGCCGCTCCCGCGAGCACGAGGCAACGCAGGCTGACGCGGAGATTGCCGCTTGAGCGTGGACGTGCTCGAGGAAGACGGCCGCTACCGCCCGGCTGTCCCGTTCGAGGGGCGCGAGCTTCTCTGCTGCGAGGCTGGCCATGCCGAGGCGGAAGAAGCTGCGCGTCACGCGTGGAGCCTCTCACAGGCGATCGCGCGGAAGGCAACCTCGAACAGTCCTGACGGGGGGAACCCATGACCACGGGAACCCGCGGCGGTAACGGCCGCTTCACCCGCACCGCGAACAGCGTGAAGCGTGACGCCGAGGCCGCCTCCCTGCGCGCCCGCGGCTACAGCTTCCAGCGCATCGCCGACGAGCTCGGCTTCGCCTCCAAGGGCAAGGCCCACGACGCGGTGACGCGCTCCTACGCCGACATCCCCGGCGAGGACGTCAAGCAGGCCAAGGCCCTTGACCTCGAGCGCATCGACCGGCTTATCGAGCAGGCGTGGGACATCATGCTCCGCCCGCACATCACCGTGTCGCAGGGCCGCGTCGTCGGCAAGCGCATCGGCTGGGAGCGCGACGACGAGGGCGCGATCATGTACGACGGCGAAGGCGCCCCCATCGGCACGTACGAGGACATCCTCGACGACGGCCCCGCCACCGCGGCGATCCGGGAGATCCGCGCCCTGATCGAGCGGCGGGCGAAGATGATCGGCTACGACGCGCCGTCCCAGTCGCGCATCGAGGTCATCACCGACGACATGGTGAACGCCGAGATCGCCCGGCTGTCCGCCGAGTTCGAAGAGACTGCTGCCGGTGCCGCTGGTACTGGCGTCGCCTGACGCCCTCCGCCGCCTCGCCGAGCTCCGCGAGCGCAAGCGCCTCGCCGACGAGGAACGCCTCCGCAACGTCGACGCGTTCGCGCTCCTGGGCTACGAGCCCACCTGCAAGCCCCGTTACGAAGTCCGCAAGCGCGTCGCGGCCGAGCTCGGCATCGACAATCCCTGGGACCCGGCGGTCGCCGAGGCGGCCGGCACGGACCTGCCCGAGCCCTGCGGCCAGTGCCCGCAGGAGCTCTTTCACGCGGCGACCGAGGACGACGTCCTGTACGGCGGCTCCGCGGGCGGCGGGAAGACCGCGAGCATCGTGGCCGAGGCCCTGAAGTCCTGCGCGAAGTACCCCGGCATCCGCATCCTGATCCTGCGCCGCTCCTACGACGAGCTGGCGGAGTCGATCTACCCGGAGTTCCAGCGGTTCGCCTGGGGCGCGGCCCTCGGCGGGCGGCTGAACAAGACGGAGAAGGAAGTCACCTTCCCGAACGGGTCGCTGATCCGGCTCCGTTACATGGAGACGCTCGACGACGCGTCCCGGCGGCAGGGCGGTGCCTACCAGCTGGTGTTCGTGGACGAGCGCACGCTGCTCGCCCCGGGGATCGTGGACGTGATCGCGCTCGAGCGGCTCCGCTCGGCGCATGGCGTCCCCGTAATCGGCATCCGCTCGACGAGCAACCCGGGCGGCCCCGGCCACGGCGAGGTCCGCGCCCGGTACATCGACCCGACCGACCACGGCCGGAAGGTCGTCACCGACGACCACGGCCTCACCGTGCGGTTCATCCCCGCGAAGGCCACCGACAACGTGCACCTGGACGCCGCGTACTTCCGGCGCCTGGACGCGATCCCCGACCCGGCCCGCCGCGCGGCGATGCGGGACGGCGACTGGGGACAGTTCGCCGGGCAGATGTTCCCCGAGCTCCGCTGGGACCGGCACTCCGTCGACCCGTTCACGCTCCCCGGGCAGTGGCGCAAGTACTCTTCGGTCGACTGGGGCTACACCGCGCCGTGGGCCGTGCTCTGGGGTGCGGTCGACGAGGACGGGCGCCTCTGGGCGTACCGCGAGATTTACGAAACGCAGGTCGGCGAGGCCGAGCAGGCTAAGCGCATCCTCGCAGCCGAGGCCGAGGGCGAGCACATCGCGGGACGTTACGGCGACGACGCGATGTGGGCCACCCGCGGCGACGCCAAGCCGATCTCGCAGGTCTACTCGGACAACGGCGTTCACCTCGCGGCTGCGGGCAAGGGGCCCGGTTCGAGGGTCTCCGGGTGGCAGCGCGTCCACACCTACCTTTCTGAGGGACCCGCCTGCCTGATCCACCGGGCGATGGGCTGGGAAACCTGCCCGATGATCCACTTCTTCCGGACGCTGGCGAAGACATGGTGGGAGCTCTCCAATCTCCCGCACGCGACCCGCGGGGACCCCGAGGACGCGGACTCTAACGCCCCTGACCACCTCATGGACGCACTGAGGTACTGGCTATTGAACGTCGGCGGCGGCGCTGAAGCGTGGATTAACTGGGCGCGGAAGAAGGCGCTGGCGGCAGCGGCCGATACCGAAGCGGCCGGAGCGTTGCCCGAGGCCAAGGCTGCTCCGCCCGAGCCAGACGACGGCTTCGGCAAGTGCCTCAAGCCCGACTGCCTCCGCAAGGTCACCCCTGGTGCCGCCTACTGCTGCACCTCCTGCGCTACAGCCGCTCAGGCTCCCGCACCGTACGAGATAGCCCCGTACGACCCGGGCTCGCACTGGGTACTGGTACATAGCGAGGACTGCGAGGAACGGTCGGCGGAGCGCGGCGAGCTCGGCGTGCTCGAGGCGGACGTCCTCACCGACGAGCAGCGCCGAAGGCTCGCCAGGAACGAGATGTACCGCCAGTCGCAGGGCCGGTAAGTCAGGCCACCCCGGGAGAACGGGCCGACGCGCGAGGAACTCGCGCGCCCCCGCCTCGTCCGCACGGTGGCGCCCGAAGATCATGCCGCACGCCAGGCGCCCCAGTCCGCAGACGGGGCACGGCAACGGCTCGGGTCCCAGCCGGGCCGGCAAGATCATGAGGGCGGCCCGCATTTGCCGGTTCAGGTCGGCGATGAACGCCGCCGCGTCCTCGGAAAACGGCTCCCCGTCGCCCCTGATGATCCCCTCGATCCCCGCAGGCTTCACCTCAGCGCCGAGCAGCGCCCCCGACAGGCTCCGCGTAGACCGTCACCCGCCGGTAGCAGTCAGGCAGTCCCGGGTTGTCCGTGTGGCACAGGCGCACGCCTTCCGCCCATGCTGTCGCACCGTCCCGCCCGCAGTGACCGCAGATCCGTTCCCCGCTCACCGTCGCTCCGCTTCCCGTGCCGGGTCGTCCGGCCTGCGCGTCGCGTGCTCGTACTCCTGCTCTGTCTTGAGCTCCACGTAGGCGACGCAAAAGT